TTTGGCTCGAAGTCGCTCCGAACGTCTCGGGTTCTCTGGGCCATACTCCGATCCTGTAGGCCATCGGGGGTTTCTATGTGCACGTGGCTGTTCTATAGGCGGTGGCTGCAGTTCCAGGGTTTCGTTATCCTCTGTAGAACTGTCTTGATTGCCATTATAGTTTTCACCAGGCTCATCATCTTCATCATTGGGGTATCGAGGTTTCAGCTGCTCAATGTGTCTTCTCCACGTTGGGCCATGCGGGATAACTCGCACATGTACGCTCCTCGATCCACGTACTTTAGTTACTATTGCTGGAACCCAACGAGGATCCTTGTCTCTCTTTGGTCCACAATAGAGGGCATAGCAGGGAGATCCGACCCTGTACTTTCCAGGTTGCGTCGGTCGTAACTGCCTCTCATTTTTATTTCGCATCTGCTTCTGTTGCAGAGCTTGACTTTGATGAGCTGGTGATGGCGTTAATGTATCGATTAGTGTTCGTATTTGTCTTCCATTCAGAAGTTCGCTGGGTGAGTATCCAGTAGCAAAAGGGGTTCTTCTGTAGTGGATCAGGAACTCCTGTAGAGCCTTCTTTGGTGGAAGTGAAGACTTCTTGAGCCCATTTTTAAATGTTTGTATCAGTCTCTCAGCTGCTCCATTGGTAGCTGGGTGATACGGTGCTCCCGTGAGATGTACAATTCCTTTAGACTTGCACCACTCCTGGAATTCTTCTGATGTAAAAGATGTTGCATTATCCGTTACCAGGGTGTGTGGATAACCAAAATGAGCGAAGTCTTCTTCCAGAAGATCAATAGTAGTTTTAGAGGATGTCGATGTGGTCTGGTGGATGCATGGGTACTTGGAGTAGGCATCAACCATAACAAGCCAGTTTGAGCCAAGGAAGTTCACTGCATGATCCACATGTACTCTGCTCCATGGCTTCTCTGGTAGAATCCATGGGTGGATAGGTGCTTTGGCGGGCATGTTTTGCTGCTCTCCACATCCTGTACAGCCACGACTTGTCTCCTCAATATTTGTGTCGATTCCAGGCCAGAACACAGCAGTTCGAGCTAGTTGCTTCATACGCTGACTGCCGAAATGTCCTAAGTGTAAGATATCAAGTACCTTCTTTTGTAGGCTGCCTGGAATGACTAATCTTGCACCGTGGAATAGGCAGCCATCTGTAACTGACAATGAGCTTTGTAGCTTCCTAAATGAGTCCACGGAATATGAGCGAGTGTCAGATGCTGTTGTGGTCGTCTTTTTAGGCCATCCTTCCTTGGTGTATCTGATCACTTGCGCCAGAATTGGGTCTTTTCCAGTTTCTTTTTTTATTAAGTTGGCATCAGCTGGGTTCAGCTGGTTGCTGATTGTCTTTACCATACATATGGTTTTTGTGTCTTCTACACTCTCCTCCCTGTCAAAATCGTTGTCCGGTCCCATCGGAAGTCGACTGAGAGCATCCGCATTTCCATGCTTGCTTGTTGGTCTGTATTCAACATCGTAGTTATACTGGCTCAGCATTAGCGCCCATCGTGCAAGACGGTTGGCGGCTAATGCTGGCGTCGCTTTAGACGGTCCAAACAAAGCAATTAGCGGTTTGTGGTCAGTGACAAGGATGAACTTTCTTCCGTATAAGTATTGATGGAACTTCTTTAGCGCGAATACGATTGACAACGCTTCTTTTTGTATTTGACTGTATCGTCGTTGAGTGTCAGAGAGTGTTTTTGACACATTGTAGATAGGGCGCTCACTGCCATCCGGGTAGCGGTGAAATAATACGGCTCCTATCCCTACACTGGAAGCGTCGCAAGATATACCCAGTGTCTGAGTTGGGTTGAAGTGTGCCAGCACTGTATCCTGACACAGCATATTCTTTGCTTTGTTGAACGCTTGTTGTTCTTCTGTGCCCCATCTCCAATTGACATCTTTCTTAGTTAGCCGATAGAGGGGTTCCAGTGTAGTCGAGAGGTTCTCTAGGAACTTAGCGTGAAACTGTATGGATCCTAGAAATGATTTCAGTCCTGATACGTCCAGTGGAGCTGGCATTTTTAGTATGGCTTCTACATTTTTGGGTGACTTCGCTATGCCTTCACTAGACAGCAAGTGTCCCAAATATTCCACATAGGGCTGTGCAAATGAACATTTCTCAAACCGGCACTTTAGACCTCTGTCGTTCAGTCGTTGTAGCAGCCGTTTCAGATTTTCCAAATGCTCATCTGCTGTAGATCCACTCACTAGAATGTCATCTAGATACACAGCCACACCTTTAAGATCGCTTGTTAGCTGATCCATAATCTCTTGGAAGTATGCAGGTGCTGAGCTGATGCCGAAGGGTAGTCTGCATTGTAACAGCGTCCCTTGATGTGTACTTAAAGCTAGCCGTTTTTGGCTTTCTGGGCCTAATGCAATTTGATTGTAAGCATCGGCCAAATCGATCTTTGTATATCCATAGCCGCCTGCTAATTTCCTTATTAGCTCTTCTGGTGTCGGCATCGGATAGTGATGCATTTCGAGTTGCTCATTGATCGTGACGGAGTAATCTCCACATACTCGTAGTTTTGGCTTCTTCTGTCCTGGAAGCATGGTTTTGTGGAGAGGTACTACTGGAGTGCCATATGGGCAGAATTGGATTCGTTTCCATACGCCATTACGTATTCCTGCCTCATACGCTTGAGCTAGGTCCTCCTGAATGGCAAATGGTACTGTTCTCGGCTTGCAGTACACCGGCTTTGCTCCAGGTTTGAACTTGACTTCCAGCTCAAAATCCGTGAGTAGCCCTAGACCTGGCTTGAACAAGTCTGGGAAGGATTCGCATAGATCCTTACATGCCTTCTGTAGCTTTTTATCTGTCTGAAGTGAGTCAAAGACCTTATGTATCTTTGATGACTTGCCATGCTTCAGCAGTTCATCTACAGATAGCTGTAACTTCTTTATTCCATCGCGACCTAGTAGATTGAGGTCTTCCTCATTGACGACGTTAAATTCTAGTTGTTTCCTAGCACCTTTTTGTCCATCTGAATGCATCTTCTGTACATCCAGTGTGACTGCTCCTAGAAGTGGTAATTTGTGTCCGGTAGCAGATTCGTAATCCTGCTCCGACGCGTGAAGCTTGGGTTCACCGATAGTTTTCCAGACCCGGTCACTTATGAAGTTATCGCCCGCTCCTGTGTCAACCTCTAAATTCACGGTATGTCCGTTTATTTGTACAGTCTGTTGAAGTTCAGGAGTCGTCTTCTCTCTTGAAGCAATGGCTTTGATAGACTTCAGTGCCTTTGATTTGGTCTTCGAGTTGTCTTTCTTGTTTCGACATGCCACTTCTAGGTGTCCTTTCTTTTTGCAGTAATTGCATGTAGTGTCCTTGTATCGACACTCCTCTGCTGAATGGTTGTCTTTCATACATCTGTAGCAGGTACCTTTGGATGACTGGTTTTTCTTCATTTTGGGTTGATGTTTTACCTTCAAAACATTAGTTGACTTCTGGCCATGTACCGTTTCTTTGGCCACTTTGGAAGCATCTTCGATTTCGGTAGCTATTTCTATTGCTCTGGCGAATGATAGTTCATCGTCCTTGACCTTGAATAACGCTTTGAGAGCCGCCTCGTTGTTCACAGAGCAAATAAATCTTGTCCTCATGGCTTCGTCCAGTGGGTCAGTAATGGTGGCAAACTCACATGTTACTGCATCTTGACGTATTCTGGCTGCGAGTTCCTGAATCGTCTCCCCTGGTTTTCGGTCCATGCTACTCCAAAACTTGAAGCGTTCTCTGACTATAAATCGGGTCGGATGGTATTGGTCGTTCATGTATCCCTTTATTTCGTCGAGCGTTAGTCGATGGATTTCTTTGGGCGGAGTCTGTTGACTGGCTAAGTTTGACAGCATCTTGTATATCACCGTTGACTGATTGGTCAAGAAAACTGAGGCTTTCTTACCCTCTGGGATAGAGTTGGCTTCCATGTATGTAGCGAATCTCGCCCAGTAGTCCATCCATAGTTCTGAGGCTGGATCAAATGCTTGGAACTTGGGATAAGATGTGTTTAGTGTACTTGCCGTGTCAACTTTATCTTTATTCAGAAGTGCTATCAGAGCGTCCATTTGCTCCTGATGCCGCTTTTCGTGAGCTTCTAGCTGCTCCTGATGCCGCCTTTCTTGAGCCTCTAGCTGCATCATCATTGCTTCCATATATTTTTCTGCCATGGCTGTGTTCTGTTTTCCTCAGATCTGCCAGCTGATAATCCCAACGTTAGAGATTATAATTCAGTAGTCCGTAGTAGGTAATCCTGCCTGTAGGTAATCCTGATGGTAGATAATCCTGACGGTAGATAATCCTGCCGGTAGAGTATCCTGACAGTAGAGTATCCTGACCGTAGAGTATCCTGCCGACTGCGCCAAAATATCTGTTGTGTCTTTCTTATTAGTAAACACACAGATACCAAACCTCGGTTAATACTTTTATTTAACCGTATATAAGTGAAAGACAGCCGTTGTGTATATGCCAGGCTAGATCCAGTAGTGAGCTCTAGTGTATGCCTCTGGTATATCACAGGTGAACCATTCGTATAGAAAAAGCCTGGTCTTTATATATGGTACAGAATGCTCTCATGAATGAACTAGAAAAATCCTATTGTATTTTAACAATAAAGTTAGTGAAAGCTTTATGTCTATTTATAGATATAGCTTAATAGCTTTCCAGCATTCTAGATCATTCTAGGATGATATGGTAGCTTCTATTAATTGTTTATTTATAACAGGCAGCTCCATTGTCTATTGTTAGCATCCCATAACACCTCCCTGTCAGCCTTGGGTTTATCCCGAGGTGATTTGTCCACCTTTGGCTCGAAGTCGCTCCGAACGTCTCGGGTTCTCTGGGCCATACTCCGATCCTGTAGGCCATCGGGGGTTTCTATGTGCACGTGGCTGTTCTATAGGCGGTGGCTGCAGTTCCAGGGTTTCGTTATCCTCTGTAGAACT